TACTACTCAATGTGCTCGACCATGCACTTCTGATTCCAAGACAGCGGCACCATATCTTCGATGCCTTTAATTGGTTTGCCGATAACACGGAACCTTTCTCCGAAAAACATCACAATCTTATCTTTCCACTCATGTTCATCGCCTTTCGGGATGCCCAAAGTGTAAGCCGCGCGTTTTCCTGTCAGATTCAGCGTGTCCACAAGTTCCTGCGTGCTGGGCTCTCCAACTACAACATTTTCAATTGTTTCCGCTGTCTCGGAGTATATCGGGCGGTTGAACGCATCTACGCCCGTTTGAGTCTGGCCAAACAGAACAACACTTATTCCGTGGATTCTGCTTGCCATAGCTCAATTGTCTCCAATCTCTGACGTCTGAATCCGAGACGTTTAAGGTCATTGCGCATAATCGCACCCGAAATGCCGCCGCCAGGAACTGCATAAGTGCCGCTCCAAGAATATCCAAGAGCACTCTGCGATTCCTGTGTCATCGGGTCGCCGTCCGTCGATTGGCGCAACACCCGCACTACTATATCGACTATAGTGAGTTTCACTACGCTCGCATAAGAAGTGCTCGCCTCGACCATTGCATCTAGATCTTTACCGACTTTATTCGCCTCAACTCGGAGCGCATCAGAAATGAGCGGTAAAAGGTTAATCACGCGCATTTCTTCGTCCGATGTCAGTTCCTTGCCGGATAGCTCCATCACGTCTGCAAGTGTGGCGAATTCATTCATAAACTACCTCAAGCGTGTGCTCTGGTGATCTTCTGGAAGACAGAAGTGTCAGCGCGGAAGCCGACCTCGATCTCAGCGCGAACAGCAAACATGTTGTTCTGCCACAGGGAGATCATTGCGTTGCTTGTGCCAATCGGCAGGGAAGCCTGATTACTCATGTCAATCTTGATACCTTCGACAGTGCCGTAAAGAGCCTGTGTCCAGTCTCCAGCGAAGCCGATAACATCTGCATTGCTGGAGTCGCCAGCCTTATAAGCAGCCTTCGCGTAGCTGACAGGGGCACCGATCAGTCTCGGAACAGCGCCTTCAGCAACAGAGTTAACGAACAGGGGACGCTTGTTATTGTCAACAGCGGCAAGCATTTCACCCTTCGCCTGAGGGGACATTGCGAAACCGTTGAGGATTCCGCCCGCTGCAGCGATTGCAGTGTCGCAATCTACGAGAGCGCCGTAGAAGCTGTGGCCAGTGCCGGAGATCGTGTTGGCGGTTACGCCTGCAAGAGTGTCGAAATTAGATCCGGGAGCAGTGCCGTGGAATACGGTTGCATCAAATTTAGCGGCGAGTGCCAGGGGCAGACGCTGAATGAGTGCATCATACAGGGAGCCAAGATCTCTTGCGAACTCATCGGAGAATGGAACGATTACGGCAAGTTTGTAAGCCTGCATGATCTTTGTGGACAGACCCGGATTGCTGACGGGCTTTGCGGCTGTTTCATCAACCCAGTTCGCCTCGGGATCAGATGTGATAACCGGGATGGTCAGACCACGACCGGGAAGCTGGATCTGTCTCGCAAGACTCATAACTGCGGACTGTTCCTGTGTTTTCTGCATGATCTCGGAAGAGATGTCAGTAGGAAGAGTAATATTTGTTCTATTGGTATTAATTCCAGACATGGTGTTTCTCCTTTATTGCTGGTTGAAAGTGTCTTTAAACCACTCTGCGAACTGGTCGCGGGTGGCGTGTGTTCCTTTGTCTGCGGGTTCTTGACTGCCAAGAGGCGCAACGATCCGTGCGGCAGAAAAGTCTTTTGCAAGAATTTCCGCATCCTTTCGCCACTCCTCTTCGTTTTCACCGCGCAAACGGTCGGCATATTCCATCCTGAGCCCAGCCGCGATAGCAATCTGTGTTTTAGCCAGGTCCGTCCTGTAGTGATCGTTTTTCGCAATTAGTTCATCCTTTTCAGCCGCAGCTTTTTCTGATGCCGTAAGAGAGTCTTGCAGTGTCTTGATTTGTGCGTCATATTCAGCAACGCGCTTATTCAGATCGTCGGGCGAGATGAATCCCGCATAACGTTCTTCATACTGCTTTGCCCGTGCATCACGGTCACGCTGTAAGCGGTCTTTGATGATTGCGTCGAGCTGTTCCTGTGTCTCGATTGGTGTAAATGCCATGGTTATCCTTTCCCCGATTTCCGGTCGGTATCCGTAAGTATTAAAAAAGCACCGGAATAACCGATGCCTTAATAACTGATATGTTGTTTTTGTTTTTCTGCCTTATTCTCAGAGCATAACCAATGTGCAATGATCATGCTGTCGAGCAGTGCTATATCAGCACCGTCTAATGTTGACTTATAACCGAGCCCGCCGTTTGACCCAATTTTTCGTCGTTCACAGTTGCTTATGACTTGAACAACTGCTGATTGTTTCATGTGTTGGAATGTGCCGTTCTCCATTGCCATATCAAAGACCGAATTTGCTTTGATAAACTGCTGAACGGTAATTCTCTCAGGGCGTTTCACGCCGCTCTCTTTTGCGGCATCTGCAAGCACCTCAACACCGTTCGCACCGTCTGCCGCCGCCTTTTGGATGTCTGCTGATTTAAGAAAATCAGTAATCCATTGGACGCCGTTTCGGATGGGCTTACACCCTACCACTTCACAGAAAATTTTTCCGTCAGTAGTATGAGCCGCCACTGCAAGCGCGACGTTTTCACCGTCTATGCCGAACTTGATTCCAGCAAATAACTGCCCTTTGAGTTTTGGCGGTTTGTCGGCTTCCAGCGCATCCCATTCATTACGGGAGATAGCGGAACGTTGGTTATACTTGATCCACAGCCCCAGTCGCTGGATATTGAAGTCGGTGGCATCATCGCCAATCTCCGAGCGGATGGTTCTCTCCTTGAGAATCGTTCCTAGTGACGGATTGGTTTCGTACCACAAATCAACATCTTCAGCTTTCGACATTTCCGGAACTGACCATTCTGCCCACCCACTCTCGAATGATTCCGAGTGCAGAACGTTCTTGCGGTAGTTCGGAAAGACTGTGCCCGCACTGATTGCCGTCGGTGGCGTTCCGAACATAATCGTCTGCGGGTTGGATGAGTCTGTTACAACGTATTTGAGGGCGGTTTCCTGCTCCGGTGTGTATTCCTGCGCCTCATCAATGATCAGAAGGTCATAGCCTTCACCAAGACCGCCTGTCGATGTTCTTGTGCGGAACTCTATCACTCCGCCATCAGCAGTGTACAAATGCTCTTTGCCAAACGCTCTGAAAGACGAATCTATGTCTATATCAACCTTTGCACAAAGACGGCTTAGACGCTCCCATATTGAATGCGCTGTTGACGCCCTGTGAGCTGTGTATAAGATTCTCTCGTTGTTCTTCAACCCCCATATGCACCGCGCAAGAGCCATTTCCGACTTGCCGTTGCGTCGCGGTACGGAATATCCGAATTTCTGATGAATCCACAACCCCTCATCGTTAGTCGCCATGATGTCATAGGTCAAGGCCGCTTGCCATTCAAGCATATTGTTCTCAGAATGGTTATATAGTTCTACGGCTTCTTGCCCTCTTGTATTTGTATAAGGCAGAATTACGGACACCGTCGGCTCTTGTCTGCCGACTCTGTCCATGCGCTATTCCTCCTTATGCTCTGCCGGATCCTTGTTCCGCATATGTGTCTCCCTTCACACATTCACCCAAGCGCCCAAACCTCTAGCTCTCGTGTGAGTCTTGCCAACGTGATAATCTATCTCACAACAACATCCCGGGTGTCGCTCAAAGCATCCGGCGTTGTATGCTTCTTTGTAATTATCCCAATCACCGCAACGAGACAGACACCATTGGCACGGTTCCGCATACTGTGTACCGTTGCGGAGTCCGACATCACTATATTTTCGCACGATGTGGACCGTCAGACCCATGTTGTCACGGGCTTCAGCGTTTTTCCGTACGGTCTCATCAACAGCGCTAACGGTGGACCGCTGAAGAAGTGTCCGTACAAATTCCTTAGTCACCGACTTTCCGACCAACTCTGCTGTTGTCTTGTCGGCGGTGGCGGGGTCAAATTCAGCTTCCAGGACTCCGATACCAAGACCTATCTGCTCGTTCTGCAGGCGCTGAGCTATAGTTGCTGCACGCCCTGAATCGTGGAACGCCTGACGCATCAGCATCCTCAGGACCATGGAAAGCTCACCCTCAGAAACCTCAGAATAATCATATTCTCCGAGTGCATCCGTAGCTCTTTCACCGACATCTTCCGCGTATAACTGCGCGTCCTTGAACGTCTTGATACCCTTTGCGGTCTTATATGCTTTTTTGTAATTCCTTAAAATTGCATCCGCATCCATATTAGATACCTGTCAGTTCTCTCAGTTTCTCTTCGTCGAAATAGTCGGGGAATGCGAGCTGGATCTTTTGCACCGCATCACCGATACCTGACAATGCTGTGATATCGGGTTCAAATATCGGCGACCACATCAACGTGGTTCCAGCAAGCTGTTTGCGCTCATATGGATAACCATCACGTACGCACGCAGCAAGGTATCCAGCATTGAGCAGACCGACACCAAGCGTTCTCTGCGCCTTGCGAGCCGTAAGCCTTAACGACTCATGCGCGGCGCGAATCGCTTCTGAACTGCTCGGATTGGCAGACGGGAACCCAAGGTCATCGAGCGTCAGACCAGTCTCTCCAGCAAACAGTCCTGCGAAGATTCTCAGCTGTTCAGAATGAGGTGTCTGTGCAGCCGTTTGGAACTGCCCTACAACAGGATGATCGCCGTCATCGTCCTTATCAATTCGGAGCATGGATGACATTGTAACACGCCACTTTTCCATTTCCTCTGCATTTGGATCCATACCAAGGATGTACTTCTGAGGATAGGAATAGAACTCCGCCGAAATCTCAGAACGCTTAACCGTTCGCATGGCACTGTCCACTATCGACATACATGCACGACTGATGCGGCTGTGGCCAAATGGTCTTGTAGCATCGGGGCTGTAGATCACCGGCACAAGAAGCGGATAAGGAGCGCTGTTCGTCACCGTATAAGGCTTTTTGCCATTCTCGTAGAAGGTTGTGGCACCAGCTACAAAGTACGCTTCAATCAGCGGATGGTCGAACTCATCGAACTCCAATACTGCATAGCCCTCTTTGAGCATATTGGTAATTGGGTCTATCACGCCAGTAGCGTGCCGGCCATCCACAACCCTCATGCGCGGGAAGCCGTCATTGTCTGCCGCAATGTAGATGAAATCACAAGCCGAAATCAACGCACCGAGTATCGCAGAGTCCACAAGAATATCCATGTTGTTCTGCTCATAAACATTATTCAGTCCATAAGCATCATTCTTAAAGCCCTGCAGGACAAG